TTTCACCGCCACAGGCGATGCTACTCCTGGACCGCATGCAACAAGCCACGTTACAGGCGGCACGGATGTTATTCCTGATGCTGTAACAGGCGGTTCAAGTGGGCTGATGACAGGTACCGATGCACAGTTTGTGAGAGTGAACGGGGAAACAAAAGAAGGAGCGCAGGAGAAAGCTGATGCCGCTCAACAAGCTGCAGAGGGATATGCGGATGAAAAGATTGCTGCGCATTCGGCGGATAATGCGTCATTAACCACAAAAGGTCACGTCCAATTGAGTAATAGTGTTACAAGCACGAGTGAAGCGTTAGCTGCTACACCGAAAGCCGTTAAAACGGCAATGGACAGAGCAGACGCGGCTTTTCAATCAGCCAGTGACGGCAAGACAGCGATTGCTAATGCAGTAAATGCTAAAGGTGTGACGGCGAGCCCAGCCGATTCATTTCCGACACTGGCCACAAAGATCGGGCAAATTAAAACAGAAACGCCTATAACAGCGGGCAATCAGTTCGTTTATATTGATGCTGAAGAGATTAATAAAACCACAACAACATATTCGAAGGCGCGCGAAGTATTGATAAGCAAAGCTGGAACATATCGAGTGTCATTCTTCTTGAAAGGAACAGGGGTAATTCAAGAGTATGGAAAAATCTATGTGAATGGTCAGCCTAAGGGAACCGAGAGATCAAGTTATTCATCTATCGGTGCTGTTTTTACGGAGGATATAACAATACCACAAAATTCAACAATAGAAATTTGGTTAAGAGCTACTCTCGAAAATCATCCTGCCTATTTAAAAGATTTTAAAATAGGTGTAGATACAGGCATTTCGTTTGTTAAAAGGTTATAGGAGGTAAGGTTATGAAACTAAAACTTCAATATCAAAATAATGATGAACGTCAATCAATATTGAAAACTCATTCAGATAAATACCTTATCGAAGAACAAAACATCAAGGAAGGTAACTTCTTAATATTTTCGGATGAAGCTCCATTGCCGTCTTTAGAAGTACAAGTGAGCGATCTGAGACAAGACAATGTAGTTTTAATGGATGCACTCGCAACAACTTTTGAGGAAATTCTGATGCTACGTGAAGAGATTAATGTATTAAATGGAGGGGGTGTCTAATGGTCGATTTATATTATAAGTTGGTTAGAGAAGGTAAGAGAACGATAGAAGAGGTGCCTGAGAGGTTTCGAATGGAAGTACAGGAGAAGTCAAATGCTTAGTTTTATCATTAAATTAATCTTAGGAGGAATTGAAATGGTAGACTTATACGTAGCTTTAATTGTTAACGGAAGACGCACAATTGACCAAGTTCCAGAACGTTATCGCGAACAAGTAAGAATCGATTTATCGGCTCTTGGACTTGATGAAAACGGAAACTTGCTACCAACTGAATAATTACGGCTTAGGACCAAACTGCGACACAGTTTTAAATATGAATTATTTTTTACAATAGGAACAAATGTTTCAAATTTACTTCCATATCAGATCATGGTATGGTATTTTTGAAGCAGGTAGACCGGACTGATCATCTGGTCGCTAACGCACCTAGGGGGCGTGCCTGCTTCTGTTTCATTTGGCACGAAAACCTCCTGAAGCGATAACCTTCCCTAGGAGGAATACAAATGAATATGCAAGTGGCCGGGGAGCAGATGCTCTCAGAGATGGTAACCATGATATATAACATGGTGCCTACTATTGACGTTGACAAGCTGAAAAACAAGCTTTCCTCAATCGTCTCGAAGTTTCATGTAACAAGGGTCGAGCAAGATGAAGTCCACCCTGATCTGACGGAGAAGATTGAGCTGTTCTTAGCTTCCAAAAAGCTTGAGGGTCTGAGTCAGATTACACTGAAAGGGTATGGGCTTGATTTAAGAATCTTCGCTGATAGGGTCAAGAAGAAGACTGGAGACATTACAGCAGCGGACATCCGGATGTATCTTGGACAATTCAGTGATCTCAAAATGAGCTCAGTCGGTAAAAAATTATCAGTTCTGAAAAGCTTTTTCAGTTGGCTGTCTTCAGAAGAATTTATACAACGAGATCCATCGGCAAAGCTCAAAACACCTAAGCTTGAAAAGAGGGCTCCGAAAGCCTTGAGCATTGAAGAATTGGAGCTGCTAAGGGAATCATGCCAGACAGTCCGACAGCGTGCGTGCCTTTTTAGAAGCGCTATACGCAACCGGCTGCCGGTTATCTGAAATATATAGCCTGAACCGTACCGATATCAATCAGCAGACGATGAGTTGCCGTGTGATCGGTAAGGGGAATAAAGAGCGAGAGGTATACTTTAGTTTCAAAGCGATGTACCACATTAAGAAATACCTCATGAATCGTCTGGATGAAGATCAAGCGTTATTTATTACAGAGCGGAAACCATACCGCCGATTGTCCCATCGTGGCATTCAGCGTGAGATTGCGATCATAGCAAAATTGGCAGGGATGGAGAAGCGTGTAAGTCCTCACACCCTGCGGCATACATTCGCAACCTTGACACTTAATAACGGTGCTGAGCTTGCTGCAGTACAGCAGTTACTAGGTCATGAGTCACCAGCAACAACTCAGATATATGCTCAATACACTGCGGAAAAGAAGCGAGAGCAGCATAAGAAGTACCTGGTTCAATAATCGATATCCAACACGCCTTTATAATAGGGCGTGTTTTTTATATACCGAGTGGTATTGAAATTAATTATTAGTAGGTGACTTATATGGACCCATGGATATCATCACCACATAATAGCAAACAAACCATCGTCACTATTGCTGACGGCATCAACCAAGCAATAGAATCCATAGATATCAAAGACAGTCAATCAACGTCTGCGATCAATGTGGATTCTTTTTTATACCCAACCCTGCAGACCATAGATGGCTATGCCCTCCACAGCCAACACACGGGCTATATTAACCGTCTGTTTAAGTTCCAAGGTACTTGGTACTGCGGCAACAGCAGGGGGCTGTATAAGTTCACAGGTTCCTCGTGGGCAACAGTATACGAATACAGCAGTGCGGATAATAACCGGTTGTGGGATACGGCGCAGTTCTTCGATGGTAGCAAGCTGTATTTTATTGATGGGGCACTGCAGCTGCGGCAGTATGACGGTTCAACACTCTCCACCGTATCCAGTGCGCCGGTGAGCAATTACCTTACCACCTACGCCAACCGTTTTTATCTGGCGAACAAGAACGATAATCTGCTGTCATACTCTGGTCTGAGGGACGCAAACGACTGGACCAGCACCAACAAATACACCGGAACAGGTAAAATCACGGTTGAAACGCAGGACGGCGAGAAACCTTCCGGCCTGACTAACTTTGCAAATCACGTAATCCTGTTTAAACGCTACAGCATGCACAAATTGTTCGGCGAGGATTCCACCAATTTTAATATGACTCAACCTTACGGGGTTGGGTGTATAGCCGATCGGACTATTGTTCCGACTCGGGATTCATTGTTCTGGCTCGGTCCCGATGGATTCTACGACTACATGGGCGGAGCTGCACCGACAAAGATCAGCGACCCGATTAAAAAATACATCGAACAAATCAATATGTCATACGCCCAACACTGCTGTGCTGGCACAGATGGGCGTTTTGTTTATCTGTCTCTTGTCACGGGTTCAGCAGCACTCCCGAATGTAACACTTAAGTTTGATTTAGTCACTCGGTCATGGTGGCCTGTGGAGTTCGTAGCTACGTCTTACTTTTTGGATGGACAGACGCTTTATTTCGGCACAGCTGACGGCAAGATCATGCGAATGGGAAGTAACGCCTTCAACGGAACACCGATCAACTGGAGCATAGAAACGAAACCATTCAGCGCGGATGAGACGGCTAGAAGCGTCTTGCACAAACTTTTCATTGTGGCTGATATAGAAGTTGGGTCCACCCTTAAAATCGCTTATGCAGGCGGTACAGAGGGCGGAGCGTGGACGGTGGCACAAACGATGAGCAACGGAACAGGAATGATTCAGAGTATCCGCATTCCAGTGGTGGTCCGCACACCTGAATTCTGGTACAGACTCAAGCTTTACGGCACTGGAAAGGTTAAGATTCACCGTATCATTAGAGAAGTATCAAGGAGGGGCGCATAGTGGCGAATGTACAATTACCAAGCTTCAACACAACGCCTTCAGACATTGACAATTCAGGCATGGATGATCTTAAGAAACATGTTAAATCATTGCTGAATAGTACGATTCAATTGAATGAGGAACTGACTTTTCTTTTGAACAACCTGGACACTCGGAATGTTAATGAGCTAAATGCAGAGGTTATTACAGCCGGTTCGATCACAGCGGATAAAATCCAAGCGAATTCCATTGATACAGCACACTTAAGGGCGGATGCGGTTACTGCTGAAAAAATCAATGTTAATGAATTATCAGCTATTGCTGCAAATCTTGGACACATCATATCCGGGTTAGTCGAATCGGTCGAGATATATGGATCGTATATTGCGACTAGAAGAGGAGCATTCCCTCGGTCGGAGATGAGTAACCAAGAACATTTATTCGCGGCTTACAGAAATGAGAGTAACTTCGTAAAAATATCCCCGGATCTCTCTGGTGCCCCCGGGGTAAGATTTACAGTAAATGGTGCGGTTTTAGGTTCTTTAAACACATACCTTGGCTACTTGGAGTTGTGGGGTCCTTCAATTTTGAAGCTTACAGCGCCTACGGTAAGAGTTAATAATTGGAGTAGCTTGCGCTCTGATAGTACAGGGCTCTCTCTTCAACAAGAATTAGATAGTATATGGAGTGCTTTGAACAGCAAAGCTAATAGCTATCATACACATACAGTTACTATTCCAAACCATAATCACGGAAATCCTGACAACCAAAACAGTGGCGGCGGTACTTTTAATGTGACTTAGTATTGAATCGAAGGAGACAAACGCCGATAATACAGGTATAAATTACCTAAAGGCGGTGCCAGTAGTATGAAAAAATTTGTTTCTGGTATGATTGTTGGGTTGCTGATGTTTGCAGGGGTATCTGTTTTTGCAGACTCTTCAAGTTTAGTAGGAAGAACAGTGTCGGGAATATTTTCTGTAGTAATGAACGGTGAACAGTTATCAGAGGCTGTAATTATTGACGGTAAGGCTTATGCTCCAGTTAGGTCCATAGCTGAAGCAACAGGAACTGATATTAAAGTAAAAGGAAAACGCATCATCATTCAAGATAAGGAGGTTCAAACTGTGAGTGAACCAACACCTTCAAATACACCAACGGGAAAAGATGATCCTTGGGAAGTCAAAAAGCAACAAGAAATTCAGGGTCTACTGTATGGGATCGAGGACAGAAAGAAAGAAATAGAGAAATACCAAGAGTTTCTTATGTTGGAAAAAGACAAACTTACAAAGGCCGAATCTCCACAACTAAAAGAAAATTACAGAGCTAGTATTGAAATGTTGGAAATAAATATCAGTAACGCTCAAAACTCTATCGAAGAGGCAGAAACAAGGATTGCAGAACTACAAAGCTAAACAGAAGGACTCCATTCGGGGTCCTTTTTCTATTGCAAAGGAGTGAGACCATGGCAGTAAACGTAAAGAAGCTTGAAGAAACGACAAACCCCTTCACCAAGATTACTAATTCCAATGCAGCAATACAAAAACTCGCTCAACAACGTGTGCAACAGCAGAACACACCCGTTATAAAAGGCACTGTCACTTCAGTCACAAACCCTTCTGTGCAGTCAGTTGCGGCTAATGTGTCACCGAATACTATGCAATCAGCTAAACCATCGTATATGCAAGAAGCTCAGTCACTTTATGAGATGATGAAAAACCGCGCCACTCAGCCGGTTAGAGAGTTTTCATATGATCCACAGTCCGATCCAGCATATCAAGCAGCGTTACAACGTGCCAGATCGAATATTGATGCAGGTAACTCCCAAGCGCAGGCAGAAATGAACCGCCGTGGGATCCTGAACAGCACAATCACATCAGATCGGATGGGTGAAATATCATCTAATGAAATGGGACGAGTGGAAACGGATGTACTTCCTTCACTCATGCAGGCTGCCTATCAACGTTATGCAGATCAGATAGCCCAAGAACAGCAGCAATTCCAGAATCTTGGCTCGCTGTACGGTATGAACATTGGTGAGGATCAACGTGGATTTGACAACAAGGTAACAGAGGCTGGATTAACAGGAAACTATATGCCATCCGGAGCGCAGGACATTATCAATAATATCCTGGACCTGAAACGGCAGGCTGAGCAAAAAGGATTGACCGCAGCAGAACGAGCTAACCTTAGCGCCAGAGCTGACGGATTTCGCGCGCAATTAAGTTCTATGGGTATTGACCCTAGTTACTATGGCTCCAACGTAAACTCCAAACAGGCGAGTCAAACCAACCCTGCACTCCGTACACTCCAAGGGCAACAACTGGATATGCAGAACAAGGCAGCTAACTGGAGCGCTGCACAGAGCGTATGGGATGCTTCGGGTCGGATGGTTACTCCTCAAAGGGATTGGACGGGGTTAATCAGACAGGTGCAGAACGGAAACGCCCCAATGACGATGGCAGCTCAACAGCAGCAGTTTATTCAAAATCAACAATTAACCGAAAACCAATTCCGAAATGAACAGTTTGCATATCAAAAGGCCAGAGATGGAATCAGCGACCAGCAATGGAAAGCTAAATTTGACGAGGATGTTCGTCAATTCGGTCTGAGTTATGGTCTGCAGAAACTCTCTGAACAGAATCAACAGGCTTATCGTGAAGCACAAATCGGATTAAGCCAGGATGACAACGCCCGCATGTGGTCTCAACTTGATGCAGAGTTGGCACGATCATCATCTGGAGGCGCAGCAGAGTATAAAGGCATGAGTGCAAATCAGGTTTATGACGCTGTACGCAGTCGATTCTTGAAAACAGATAATAAATCAGGAAAAGAGTACATCCCTACTGACGCCGGAACGAAACAGAAAATATATGAATCTGTCGGCGGTATGGGATTACCTCAAGGGCAAGATGAACAAGTCATGATGATGCTTGGTCTGACAGCTGCAGATATTGCGAAATACGATAAACAGTATGGGGTTACCTCGGGAAACTGAGTAGCCCCACCACCTCATCAAATGGTGTTGGGGCCTATAAGAATTACTATAAGGCTGTAAAGGATGCCAAAGCCAACCCGAAAAACTATACCATAGCGCAATCTGCCGTATCGAAAGCGATTAGTGACCTGGGTCTACCGAGCAGTTGGCTGCAGCCGACATTGGAATTGGTTGCTCGTGAATCTAGTTTTAACTCACAAGCAGCGAATCCGACGTCATCCGCGCGTGGGTTATTTCAGTTTTTAGATATGACTCGGAAAAACTACGGCGGTAATAAAGTCAATTGGAACGACCCATACGAACAGGCGAAGGCAGGATTGAAGTACATCAAAGATCGGTACAGCGATCCAGTCAAGGCCCTGCAATTCTGGGACAAAAATAACTATTATTAAGGCGGTGTCGGCATGGCGACAAGAGCAGAACAAATCAGGAAGCGCCTGCAGCAAGGAGAGGAGGCAAAAGAGCGTGTCTTGAGCGGTATGTACAATCAACCAAAGCCCTCAACTCCTATGGCCAATCCACGCACTCAGGCTATTCGGAATTATGTTCCACCGGACCCTGCCGGCACTCCAATGCCCGAGTTGATGCAAAGCTTTCCGAACATGAACCCTTTAAACTCATCTCTAATACGCGGAGTCATGGGCGATCAGACAGCTCAGAAGACTTGGGAACAAGCGAGTGGAATGAAATTTGAACCTACATTCGGACCACCACCGCCTCCGCAAGTGTCTGAGTATGAAAAGGGATTGCAGGCAATTGAGGGGAATCGTCCGGATGGATTTTTAGGTAACCTATACGATTACACGGTTGGACCATTTGCAAAAGCTAATAACTGGTTGTGGTACGGGAATCCTGTTGGACAGTTTACAACCAGAACGATTGGCTCAGGCGGCAGTATGATCCTGGGTACACCGTCAGCCCGTCCAGCAACCACCGGGAATCCAATTGCAGATAAAGCGGCAGATATTACGGGGATGATCGGTGGTGTGGCTGGCATGGCGTTTAACCCTGCAGCAGCAGGTGTTCAAGGTCAGAACTTAATTACAGGACCGCTGAACGTGGCAAGAAATGTACTCGGTACTGGAGTGGGCCAGAAGGCGCAACGAGCATTATCCTATGGTATCAATTCAGCTATGCCAGCAATTAAGACATCAACGGCCAATAGAATTGCACAGGCAGGGTTAGAAGGTGCGATGACTGGCGCAATCGGCGGTGCTGCTACAGGACTGGTACAAGGGCAGGACAGCGGTCAAGAGATCATGCGCAACACTCTGTTAGGTGCAGGACTCGGGGCGGCTGGTGATGCTCTGGTAACTGGTGCGGCGGCGGGGATTAACAAATTCAGAGCCAGCCGTATGCCGGACATATCCTCTCCACCAGCGGCAAACAAGACACCAGATATTGCACCGATTTCATCCCGCCCTGCTGCGGCAGCGGTGGATAATATTGAGACGGCCAACGCAATGCAAGGTAATTGGTTTACGAATCTCTTTGGTGATCGTGGTGTAGGTATCTCCGCATTCGGTAGTAACAAGCGTGTGAATGCCGGTCCATTAACAACAGCAGATCAAATCGTCCGTAATAGCATCAAGAACGATGCTCAAGGCGTAACATCAGAAGTTGCCGCGACAGCTCGAGCAGCCTATCAAAATTTCGTGGATCGATTATCACCACTTAAAAAGATCAGTCCACAAGCGTATGATGCCGCTATGGATGCAACACGTTCAAACAATATCGCTAATACGATTATTCGGGATAAGTTCGTTAATCCAGAAGGAACGGTGATCGGTGAAGGTCTGAACAACATATTTAAGAAAGTAGCTCGGGGTCAGGATAAATCATTCGTGGATTACCTGACCCTCCGCCATGCGCGGACTCGTGTGGCTCGTGGTGAGCGTGTATATGCAGAGAACCTTGGTATGACACCAGAAACTATACAGGCTCGCATCGAGATGTATGATAAGCGTCATCCGGGATTTTCTCAGATTGCTGAAGAGTGGGATAAATTCAACGATAATGTGCTCCAGGAGTTCGGCGTTAATGAGGGGTTAATCACGCAAGAAATGAAGGATCAGTTGCGTGAGATGAATCCGAACTACTCACCTATGCGCCGGCAGTTCAGCAGATCAGAGAAGCCGGGTAAAAAGTTTTTGGCCAAGACAACCAATTCATCATTCAGCGGACAAAAAGCACCACTTAAAAAGGTCAGCCCAACCGGTTCCGTCCGTGATATCGTGGATCCACGTAAAACCACGGTGGAGATGGTTGGCAGCTGGACAAACGCAGCGATGAACAACCGAGTCATGCAGGAGATGGTTAGAGCAATCACAAAGGACCCTGATCGATTCAAGGGTGTTGCTGAAATTGTGAAGAAGCCGAAGGACAAGACGGATCTGCGGCAGCTATTATTTGAAGGCGGTATGGATGACTTTGCAGAAGCTATAAATGATGATTTCAAGAATCTATTTAAGACCACTCGTCTGGATCAGGACAACATTGTTCGCGCCATGATTGATGGTCAGCCGGTTTATCTGCAGGTGTACGATCCGGAAGTAGTAAAGACTTTAATCGGCATGGGGCCACAGGCATCCAACGTACTCCTGGACGTAGCGACTGCATTCAGTAACGCAACCAAGCGCGGTGCAACGGGTGCGCTTGCTCCTGTTTTCGCTGTGAAAGGTGCCACGATGGACTTGGTACAGGCGGCGATCCAAGCGAAGAACCCGGCGAAACAAGCGGCATATACGGTGTACGGAATCATGAGTGGTATTGGTGACAGGTTGAACATACCTGGACTGAGAAACATGGCTCAAGAATTTCGCAGGGCAGGCGGTGAGTACTCAGCTGCTCTAAAGGGTGATCGGAAGCTAAACCGGAATATCTCTGATATGACCCGTGATCCGTTGCTCTCACCAAAAGGTATTGCCAAAGGTGTGAAAAAGACGATTGCAGCACCGTTCAAAGCGCTTGAAGCTGTAGGAGATATTGCAGAGAACGCTCCTCGTATGGCGGCATTTAAACAAGAACTGGACCGTTTGGGTGAACGCACACCGGAGAACGTCCGGCAGGCAATGAACTCAGCCCGTGAAGTGACAGTTAACTTCTCCCGGCGTGGCGCTATGAGCCGAGACATTGAGGCATTTATCCCGTATAACAACGCGGCTGTACAAGGGACATATCGAGTGATGAGTGCATTTAAAAAGAACCCAGTCCGTACAGGTCTGGCGGTAGCGGCGCTGTCTGTTATGCCGAAACTTTACGAATATGCTCAGTTCCATGATGATCCGGATTATCAGAAGCTCCCGGCTCGGGAAAGGTATCGTTTCCTTTTCGTCAACAAGAATGAAGACGGCACATTCACCAAAATTCCGATGGAACCGGCGTATAATTCCTTTGGTGAACTGACGATCAGTGCACTGCGGCAGTTTAAGGATAACGACCCAACAGCGTTCAAGGATTCCATGGACGCATTGGCCAACGTATGGCTGCCACCTGTTGCGACTGGAGCCCTGCAAGGACTGACACAAAGCAGTGGTTTGGAGGGATCAATCGAGGGTTCCCTTAATGCGACTATCGCAGCTCCTGCAGTTGCAGTGACAGCTAACAAAAGCTTCACCGGTGCGCCGATTGAATCCCGTTCGCTTGAGAATTACTCGCCGGAAAATCGTTATGACGAGCGCACATCCAGCGTAGCTATTCAACTTGGTAAGGTCATGAATATGTCACCGAAGAAGATTGATTACCTGATCAGGGCTTATGGCGGAGACCCGGCGCGGCTGCTCTTACCTCTGACGAGTCAACAAGGGGCGGGTAACGCACGGAACGCCCTTTTGAAGAACTTTATTGTAGACCCGGAGTTTACCAACACCTTATCCACTGATTTCTACAACGCAAAGGATAAGCTGAATCAAGCTCATTACGATGCTCAAGACGGTCGTGGTGAGGTTCCATCATGGTATAGTGAAGACCTTCGCAAGATGGTCACATCCACAGCTAAGGGGTCAGTAAGCAAGCGTCTGTCAATCCTTAACTCTGAGAAGCGTGCGGCAGGGTCAGATAAGTCACTCACAACCAAGCAACGCGCAGATAAGCAACGTGAAATTCAGCGGAAGATCAATGAGATTTATATCGATGTGAACCAGCGTTTAGAAGAGGCAGGGGTACCATTAAAATAACTTGTTGACAAGCACTAGGTAACTTGGTAAATTATAACTACAAAACCTAAGGCATAGGTCGAAAAGAGTCCAGGGAAAGCATCCCTCGGGCTCTTTTTGTTTTGGGGGAAACATGGAATATATAGATATGGAAGATGATGATTTAGATAGCGCTGTATCTAATTACACGTTGTATTTAGTCCTTTTATTTTGTGGTCCTGATGTAAGAGATAAACTGCTATACCCGGTGGTGGATGATGTACGATCTATTAATCGGGCTGTTTGAATCCATCTTTAGACACGGTTGGTCCCTGAGTTCTGCAGGGGCAATCGTGTTTTTGCTTTTAAAGCAGAAAAAAATGAAAAATCGGCTGAAGAAATTCTTACCCTTTTTATTTTCGGACGACAGTGAGGTTCGGGTCTACATGGGGAATCAGCTTGTCATAATGAAAAACCTTGAATTAATCATGAAGGAAATGAGGATTGAACCATGGGTTGTGAACATTGGAGAAGAAAAACCGAACGACTCAGTCAAGAAGCGAAGCACATCCTTTATATCCTCTTGGGCGATGCGTATTACTGCCCGAGATGCAGAAAAATCCATGAAACGGAGGGACTTAAAAATGACGAAGCTGCTAGCTGACGGAGGACATGGCGGACATGATCCAGGTGCGATTGGGTTTAGTGGGAAAAGGGAAAAAGATTACGCTCTAACTATGGTAAAAAAGCTATCAGAACGATTGAAAAAAGACGGGTTAATTCAACCTATCCTGTCCAGGTCAGATGATACTTTTATACCCTTGCAGGATCGAGTAACGATTGCCAAAAAGAACAAAGTCGATGCGTTTCTTTCTATCCATTTAAATAGTGCCGGTTCGATTGCGACCGGAACAGAAACACTTTATACAAGAGCAGAGAGTCGGAAGTTTGCTGAAACTGTTCATAAACATTTGATTAAGGCGACAGGCTTCAAGGATCGTGGCGTCAGATATCAGAATATTCATGTTACGCGAGAAACGGACATGCCTGCCATCCTGGTAGAGGTTGGGTTTATCAATAACCCGCAGGAAGAAGATAAACTGTTTAGCCAAGATCACCAGAACCGTGTGATCGAAGCTTTAGTCCAAGGCATTTATGAATACCTGGGCGTAAAAGTGGAGCAGAAAGCAGAGAAACCAACGTACACAGAAATGGAAATTACCGTACATTCAGGAGAGAAGGAGCGGTATACCGGATATAACATCAAAGGAACGACATGGATTCCTTCACGTCCTATCGGTGAAATGCTCGGCGGTCGGATTGGCTACAAAGATGGGAAAGTGACAATTAACGGAAATGCCGTCGATACACAGAATTTCGGAGGCGTTGGTTTCGTAAAGAGCCGGGACTTGACCAAGTTACTGAATGCCCGAATTTTTTGGGATAAGGAAAATCCAAATCGAGTGGACATTTACACTAAATAAGGAGAGTGATAATCATGGAACAAATCTGGAATGAAGTTTCCCCTATGTTGTCTCAGTTGGTTATTGAGATTATCAAGATACTGACGGTGGTTGTTCTGGCCGGACTCGGGCTGTTGCAGTTTAAAATAAAATCAGCCATCGACACGATCAAGAATAAGAATCAACGAGAAATATTCCATAAGATTGCGAATGAAGCCTTTGCTCATGCGGAAACAGTGTTCAAGAGCGAGTCCAGTCGTAATAAGATGGCTCAGGCATTTATCTATGCGTCCTCAAAATTAGGGGATATTGGTATTAACGTATCGGATAAAGAGATTACAGCAGCCATTGAGAGGGCTTGTTTGGAATATAACGCGAAGAAGAAATTAGTGATCGAAGATAAAGCGAGTTAAAGTATGAGCCTGCCGTAACTGGCGGGCTCTTTTTTTGTTATAATACGGTAAAGGAGATGGTAAATCATGAAAACCTATGAGATTGAATATATGTACTTTGATCGTAACTACGATACACCAGTAGAAAAGTCGGGCTATGTCATTATTAAAACTGATTCAACGGATTTTGAAGAAGTTGAAAAAATGGCACAAGAAAAAGCCGAAAAGGAAGTCGGAAGTTCCGTGAAAATCGGCGACTGTAGAGAAATTTTTTAAATGTCAGTACCATCATCACCATTCATTGATATCTTAGCCAAGGAAATATCCGATCACATGATCAACCGCGGCTGGTGGGTTGACTGCACACCAGAAAAAATCCTGCAGTTGGCTTCCAATGTCTATGAGCTGCAGCAGTGGCGCCGGGATGTGTATGCTCAAACTTCTAAGGATGGATTCTTTACACTAAGTGAGTTGCCATCAAATCCGGAGAATGGTCAGGTAGCATGGGTGTATCATGATAAGTTCTCATATCAATACGTTTATCATAATAACGAATGGGTGTATGCGGACGCACGTCCGATGTGATAAAAGATATCCACAGGTTAGTGATACAGATAACGCCCAAGTGTTAATGAATTAACATCATTAGGTTATCTGTAATAGAAACACCCCATGCGGCACATAGGGTGTGAAGTGTTAATCAATTTTTGGATTCAGTTTTATTTCAAAATCATCGTTGCGCTGATGACGTTCTTTCCGGTATTCGACAGATACCAGGATGGACTTCAACAGTGCATTTTTTTTAGCCGGATCCGTTGTCCGTTTATACAACTTAATCGTATTCTGTATGGTTGGGATAATGTTATGCTGAGCATTCAATCGATTCATTTCATTTTCAAGTTCCTGTTCAGCTCGTTCGATGGCTTTATAAGTTTCATCCATTCGAGCAGCTAAGCTCTGCGAACGTTCTAAGTAGGTTTCTTCATCATAAGTTCCACGCTCAAAATAATCATGAATGCGCCCACGTTGTTTCACGAGTTCCTCAGATTCTTTATGCAATGCAGTGACAGCCATTTGCTTCAGTTCAATTTCAGAACCAGAGTTATCCGCACGTTTATGTTTATTCCATTCTGTCTTATAATGTTTCAGCCATTCTTCAAGGCCAGAGATCACCGCGTCTTCTACAAAAGTGAAACGAGAGCTGCGATTGTCGCATCGTTTTCTGTTATAGCACATTATATGTGCTGGTTGATCAGCATAGGGGCGGTATACCATTGAACTTCCACATTTTGCACATCTAATGATTCCAGCCAAAGGGTTAGTAATTCCATTCTCTAACTGGTATGGAACATGATACTTTCCTTTTAATATTTCTTGCGCTTTCGTAAAACGCTCTCTCATTTCATCAGTAATAAATTGATTGTGCTTACCAATGGGGGAACGAACATCTTTCGGATCTCGCTGCCGCACTTTTCTTCCCGTTGGTGTTTTTACAGACTTTTTCTTTCCCCATTCGATAAATCCAATATTAACCTTATTCTTGATTATAGTTAGAACAGAAGAGGACTTCCAAGGTATCCCTGTATATGACTTAAACCCAAGTTCGTTAAGTTGGTTTGCGATTTTATCACTACCAAGTCTTTTATTTGGGTCCTCATGAGTATACCATTCGAATATCATGTTCATAACTTTGAATTGTTCAGGATGAGGTATAAGCCATCTTGATTTACCTTCTTTTTTGATGCTCCATCCATATGGTGGGCGTGTGCCAATATAATTACCTTCATCAACCGATCGAGCACGGCCGCCCTGAAGCCGCCGAGTGATTATTTTTAATTCTTTTCTCGCCATAAAAGCCTCAAATTCTGAGTACTCTTCATCAAATTCGTCATTTAGATCATATGTTTTACGTGGGGTAATGATCTTAGTATTGGATTCTCGAAAAGTTTCAAGAATTAGACCTTGCTCTTGCATGTTACCACGGCCTAGTCGGTCAACATCCATAACAAGAACAGCGTCAAATTCTCCTTTTTCAACGCACTTTAATAACTCATTCATTTCTGGTCGGTTAAACAAACTTTCGCCAGATACAATTTCCTCGAAGATCCGAATGACGTTATAACCCTGATGCTGGGCTAATTTTAGTAAGGCTTTTTTATGTTTATCTAAAGTCTCTCCTTCACCGCGTGCCTCAAGTTCCAAATCGGCGCGGCTCTTTCGAAGGTAGATTGCCACCTTGTACATGGTGACATTATACCTGCCGCCAGATATGTCCGTGTGAGCTGCAAGATGCTTAACGAGATATTTAGTCATGCCCCACCCTCCTGTGTTAAACAATTACATTGTTATCTGTATTTTAGGTTAAAAAAGGTAAAATAAAAAGCTCCGATTATTCGGAGCATATTTAATTGGTTTTGGCAAATGAAATAAGTTATTCGATTTGTAAAATACCATCTACATTGTCCCAACCAGTAACTTTTCCGTTTTCAAACTTAACAGTAGACGAACCGTAACCCCAAGTCTCAAACGGACCGACTTCATAAATCGAATCCGGAGTTCCCATGACTTCTTTTACTCTTTCAGGGGGATCACCTTTTTTAAATTTTTCATAAAAAGAATCAGCTTTAGTTGCCCCTAATTTCAGTTGTTCAGGATCTTCCTCATAAACATAAGTTGATTTTATATTTTCCATTACTTCATCAAGTTGAGACTGTATATCAGCTAGAACCAAGTCTTTAATGTTTTCGTTTTGTGCGTTGATCTGTTCAGTTATCGCCATCTTATAGTTATACATCTCATTGATAGCATTATTATAATCTTCAGCATCTTGCCAACCTTGATCTGTAAGTATTTTAGTTTCGCCAGTGATCCTGTTTATTTTCACCGGGAATTTTTGTTCGAGTTTATCAAATTTATATATGGTCGGATAAATAAAAACACCGAAAAGAACGATGCACAATGGTATTAGAGCATACTTTCCTAGAGAAGCTAAATTCTTTTTCACGATCTTCACCTGTTTAACTCCCCATCGGCTGGGGTATTTGCTTAATAACCTTCTTTTGCCATTATAGATTCTATAATACGGGAAGTACATAAAGGCGACAATTATCTCGCCATTTTTCGACAATTTATGTTATATTTAGCAAACGAGGTATTAACAGCGCTGTTAAGTTTACTATATAGTGAACTAACCATCGGTCGGAGCAGCATTTGCTACTCGCCTACCTACATACAATCCATTCATATAAATCGTCAATCGTACAACCTATAGCAGCCGCAATAGTCATTGCTGTGGGTAATGTCATTATTCGTCTATTGTTTACGTACATCGATATTTGAGACTTACTGATGCCCGTAACATCGCATAGCCATTGTTGATCCTTGCCGATTTTATGAAGCAACTGCTTGAGTAGGCATCGACCAGGTTGGTACACCATGATCATGCCTCGCTTTGGTAAAGAAATGAAATTTGTTGTTGAATAAGAACGGGCGTTCGCTTAAAATGTAATTTATAAAGTGATCGCAACTAGAGAAATGGAGCTGTAGCTATGTCTAATGATGAAATAATTGAATTTATTCTCCAGACAAGCAAAAGCGAACTCATGATAATGCTCCAAGAAGTTTCTGCAGCAAAGTTGCATGAGTTAGAAAATGCAATAAGCCGAGTTATTAAACTAATAGAGTAGTAGTGATATCCGGTACCTGCCCGGGAGGGCCGGATATTTTATTTCTCTCTTTTTTCTTTTAATGTTTCTATCATACCCAGGACTAAATTCTTTTCGTTTTCTGGAAGACTAAGTATTGTGTCCGCTAATTTTAACTTTTCTTCAATAATTAAATTATCTTTAATTTCGTCATCAATGATATCCGCTACCCGGAGTAAATCTTGATACGGATAATTGTAAGCTTTAGAAATTAATTTTAATGTATCAGCTGTCGCCTTAACTGGATTACCAGATCGCAAATCAACCCCTTTTTCTAGAATCCTCAAATAAGTATGACTAATGCCAATCCGATTAGCTGCATCTCTTAATGATTCTTTTCCTCTTAATTCAATTAACAAATCCCCTAAATCAGACATTAGATACCACCTTCATTTAATCGACTAAAAACAATCATACAAATATTATTCCCTGTAATACTTACTTTACATTACGTATAACAAAAACAAAATAAAATAAATGTAAATCATACTTGACTCTTTTGTTTTACATGTGTTACATTAGTGACAAGGAGGTGTTACACATGTTAAACAACATAGTTCGAAAGCTACGGAAAGAGAGAGGCATGTCAGTTGCAGAGTTGGCTCGACGTTCTAACACTTCTCGTCAGACAATTACTAATATCGAGTTGAAGGGACAAGAACCATCTGGTTACTTACTCATCTCAATTAGTGAAGCGCTTGAACGAGATCCAAGAGATATTTTTTTTAAGACAAGTGTTACACATGTGAAACAGAAAGAAAAATCTGCTTAAGGAGATGTCCGAATGAACAAATTACAAACTTTTAAATTTGGCAAATCGCTAGTAAGAACGATTGATAACGACGGACAACCTTGGTTTGTACTTAAAGAAGTATGTGAGGTTTTAAATTTAGCGCCAAGAGTTGTCCGGCAGAGATTAAATGATGACGTATGTTCAACATACCCCATCCCTGATTCTCTTGGCCGAACACAGGACACGACAATCATCAACGAAGATGGATTATATGATGTGATTTTAGAGAGTCGTAAACCGGAAGCAAAAGCATTTCGAAAATGGGTTACCAGTGAAGTTCTCCCAAGCATCCGCAAACACGGAGTATACGCAACTGTAGAAACGGCTGAACGCATGATGAACGATCCCGACTTCATGATCAAGGTGTTCACAGAGCTGAAGAAAGAAAAGGAAGCCCGGGCTGAATTGGAACATAAGGTTGCTACAGATAAACCATTAGTGCTGTTCGCTGAATCGCTTCAGACTTCACATGATTGCATTCTAATTGCCAACCTTGCGAAGCTGCTTAAACAAAACGGAGTTGACACTGGCGAGAAACGGTTATACCGCTGGCTTAGAGATAACGGGTACCTAGGCAAGTCAGGTGATCATTACAATATGCCAACACAACGTTCCATGAATCTAAGGCTCTTCGAAGTAAAAACACGCACGATAAACAACCCTGGCGAGGAACCAAGGATCTCAAAAACAACTGTAGTCACCGGCAGAGGTCAAATGTACTTCCTCAACAAATTTAAAAATCAATCAGCTTAGGAGGTGCTTCACCCCATGGAAGTTGTCCGGTCCAACTTAGCGCATAAGATTCATCGAGGTGATTCGATGATCGCAGCGGAATACAAATTCGGTAATACCAAGGTACTTATTGATACTTCTTATGTATGTAAGACGAAAGAAGAACGCGAAAAAGTGGACCGTGAAATCGCTATGGCGGCGTGGTCTATCATCGATGAAATGGTTGCGAAAGGCGAGGCGGTTTAGCCCTCGCGCATTGGACAAGCACTATATGTAGTTAGTTATCTACCATCATTGTACTACAAATTGATCTTCAGTGGATTATTTCACAAGGAGGAATTACAAAAAATGGCTAAGAAACGAGAAGAAGTTGAGAACCGGATTCTTACACCTATATATCCCTTTAGACAAAAGGAAGTTAAGCACGAACCAACCTACACCCGCTGCGGATGTGGTAAGCCAGCAATCTATGAAGTGTATGAGGATCACCAGCCACACTGCCGGAGCTGCATGCTTGAGGCGGTAGACTGCAACATCTTTACTCCAGTGAGACGCCTTGAAGGAGGCTATGACGATGCAAGCTGAGCTGACTGAGTTCTATGTAGTTACAAAATGCGGGAGGACGTTCAGTTGGTCAGACACCGATTACACGAGCCTGATCCGGTCGCTGCACTATGCCGGGTACACCCCGGTGTTCATCCAACCTTTGAGCGAATACGAAGCCGAGGTTATGGTCCGGGAAGAGCAAGAACGCCTGATGGACGAGTTCCGCAGACAATTTGATGAGGACGTGAGAAAGAGCGCATGAAGGAAGTTCAATGGTTTAAGACAGTGGATGACATCTTAGAACACTACGGATGGGGAGGCGATACGAAAAAGAGAGGGGATAAAGAAGATGGCAACGCCAAGAACGACATACCTGGAGCTTGCAAAGATCGCGAAACAGAGAGGAACGCTGAATAAGACGCTGCTGAATGTGTACCTCACCAACATGATTAGGACTTATAGAAAGGAACAGGCCGCTGCAGCAACAGCGACCCGAGACGAACGATTTAAAAATTATTATTAATCGGATTATAGCACGGCGAAAGGAAGATTTCCATGAAAATTAAATATCGTTATGTCCCACGGAGCAAGGATAAGACGCATTATCTTGACCCACATTCCCAACCAGTGACGGACTTTCTTAAGGCCATCCATTTCAACAGCATTGATGATGACTATGCTCAATGGTTGTTAGGAAGATACGGACCGCCACAGCCATTTAAATACGAGGCGGTATTGATGAAAATCACTTATGAAATCGAGGAGGTTGAAGCGAATGTGTAGCAAAAGTGAGTCCATCACAAAGATTGCGGCGGCACTGGTCGCCTTCCATGGAGAAGTTCGTTCAATCTCCCACGATTCGGAGAACCCACACTTTAGATCACAATACACTTCTCTAGATCACATGATCGATGAAACCAAACCAATCCTTCATAAACACGGCCTGACGGTTATGCAGTTCCCCGGAGGGGATGGAGAGAGAATCACAATCCGGACCATGATCCTTCATTCATCCGGTGAATGGATTGAATCTGAACCATTAACACTCAGACCCGTGAAACTGGATCCGCAGGGCGCTGGATCGGCCATCACATACGCTAGACGGTACAGCTACGCTGCTGCTTTATCTCTCTCCCTTGGTGACGACGATGACGGCAATGCGGCAAGCGCAGGACAACAGCAAAACAACAGACCAGCCGCACAGAGGCAGCCGAGCCAACAGCGCTCTAGTCAACCGGCAGGGAATTTAATCAGCCCGGCGCAGATCAATTACTGCCAGAAACTTAAAAATGATAAACGCATTGCTGATGAGGACTTTAAACGAATCATCGAGGAAATGAGCGGTCAAGAAAGCATAAAGGAACTGACCAAGAAGCAGGCGAGTGAAATGATTGATCTGCTTAACAACTATCCTGTAGGAGCGTGATCACATGGCACTGCCAAGAAAGAAACCCAAGAAACCAATAGCCCCATGGCGGCAAAACATATTAGCCCATCATCAAGGCCGCCCTTCCCGGGCGGATCGAGCAGACTTCCCTTTAAAGGTTGTAAAGGAACTAATAGAAGAAGCAGGTGGTCGCTGTCATTGCGGATGCGGACTGCCGGACACAGAAACACACCACGTTATGCCCCGGACCAGAGACGGTAGAGGTGTAAAGACCAACGGAATGAGAGTCAATGGCGTCTGCAATCAACGATTTCACGACAACGAAGGCGAACTGCAGCATTGGATCAAAGTGTACACAGAGAGACACGGCCCATGCTTCTGGTATGACGAACAAGACTGGGAAGAACACCGCAGGAAAGAAGCAATCAAAGCAGAGGAAGAAGTTGCTAAACGCCTGCAGGATGAACGATTAGATCCGGTCATAACATTACTATCTACATCAGCCGGAAGACCGCTAAGAGCCAAAGAGAAGCGCTTGATTGAGTCTTTACCGGAGAAGCAGTTGTATGTCTTGGCAGGGCTGATGACTGACGTTGTAAACGGATTAAATCAAGCAGCCGGTTATCACCCTAATCATGGATACGGACATTATTTTGAGGATTAACCCATATCAAAGGAGCGAATAAACGATGAAACCAAAACATAGCAAACCAGATTCAAGAGGAATGTTGTTCGTAGCTTGTTCTGAATGTAACCGCGGCGGTAATGGAGACGAATCTTGTAGTTCGGGTTGGAAGATAAAAAGAGGCGGTCCAGAGAAAGGCGCTTGCTTTAGTGGTGAATTGCTAGACAAATACAAGCAGGCTTAACCCCCATACCCCCATATAACGATAGTGGTGAGTAGTAGACATATAAAGCGAAATAACGAGAGGAGCAGACGAAATGGATGAAGTCCAACGATTTATTGCAAATAATCAGCATCAATTCGGATACATCATGGGAGAAGCAAGCAGGCAATGGATAGCAAAAGATCCTGTAGGAGCCTTGACCGTAGGTGACTGCCATAGTGTTGTTCAAAGGCATGGTCAGTACCATGAATTACTTGGAAAGATCGAACAATTGGAAAAAGAAAAGGAATTAACGTTGAAGCGAGTCCAAGATACAGATTTCACGGCAAGTGGTCAACCTGCAATGGTGTTCTATGAAATGCTAACCCAGTTGTTCGAGCAAAACGGAGGAAAGAACTTTCTAACAATAACACTTGAAAAACGTGATAAATCGGGGAGGTACTCTGTAACGATCCGAAACTTGAACGGAGAGTTATCGGAAGCCGAGAAACTTGATCAGATGGAGCAAGAAGCAAAGAAATATCGGAAGGCATTGCAAAAGATCGTCTGCTTAAATATTTCAATGCCAGATGAGGTATTCGAGATCGCTAACAATGCATTGGAGAACGAAGAGTAATGTCGCATTCCGAACGAAATACGAATCATACCCCCATATAAGGAGAGATAACATGCGTCCTAATTATAAAAATTCACACTGGAAACAATTTTCCCGGAAAGGCGAGGACTTGCGATTAGTTTCCCGGAAAACGAAGAAAGCAGTAAAGAAAGAAATTGAAGAGATTGCTGCGGAGTGGAATGAATACCTTGCTTCGGACGAATACAAATTCGATCAGCTTCCAGATTGCAAATGGTGTGGCGGCGGTGGAGTCTACCGGGATCATCCAATGGATACTGGGTACGGTTGCCCGGATTGCTACGGAACAGGAAAAACGGGTTGGAAATTCGGAGAGAATGGCAAAAAAGTCATAGTCAATTAAGGAGAGATAACAATGAGCGAACAGAACAAGATAGACGAGATAAAAGAAGCGCTGGCGGCAGCATCAACACAATATGAATGGGATACGGACGGTATATCCATCGAGTGGAAGGACGGGCATCCGTTAAAAGGAACGTATCGACATATTGCCCTAACTCAGTCACTTACACCGACCTGTTTCAGGAACGAAAACCATGAGAATGACGCTACATTCATCGCTAAAGCCCCTGAATACATCACATACCTACTGGCAGAGATCGAACGTAAGGATGAAGCGCTGAAATGGTACGCAGATGAGGATAATTACGACCCAATACATTTAGATAAAGTGGGCTTCATCCCAATTGATGATGACAGCGGAAAACGCGCTAGGGAAGCCCTATAAACCCAAGGAGGGATAAGACGGAATGAGCACCTTGCAAGAAATTATAGTGGATAACTTCGCCGGCGGCGGTGGGGCAAGCACGGGTATTGAGATAGCTGTCGGGCGTAGCGTGGATATAGCCATCAATCATGATCCTGCAGCCATAGCAATGCACAGGGCAAACCATCCCGAAACAGAGCACTATTGTGAAAATGTCTGGGAGGTTGACCCGAGAAAAGCCGCTGCTGGTCGCCCTGTAGGGCTGGCATGGTTCTCACCAGACTGCAAACACTTCTCCAAGGCAAAAGGCGGCAAACCGGTTAACAAGAACATCAGGGGACTAGCATGGGTTGCCATTCGATGGGCGGCAACAGTGAAACCAAGAGTAATCATCTTGGAAAACGTAGAAGAATTCAAAACATGGGGGCCTGTGATAGATGGTCAACCGGATCCAAACCAAAAGGGCAGAACATTCAACTCATTTGTAAATGCACTTGAGCGGCAAGGTTACAAAGTGGACTGGAAGGAACTTAGAGCCTGTGATTATGGAGCACCAACGATTCGAAAAAGGTTCTTCTTAATCGCCCGGCGTGACAGCAGACCAATTACATGGCCGAAGCCTACACACGGTGATCCAAACAGTGAAGAAGTGAAATCCAAAAGGTTAAAACCATGGCGCACAGCTGGAGAAATTATTGATTGGTCTGCCCCATGTCCGAGCATATTCGATAGACAGAAACCGTTAGCGGAAAATACGATGCGCCGGATTGCAAGAGGTATACAGAAATTCATTATCGACAATCCAGATCCATACATCGTTCCGGGAGGATTGGGTTTTCTTGCGAAACACTATGGTGGAAACTATACAGGAGCTGGCAGTTCGTTAGATGACCCATTACACACGGTTACGATGACAGACCATAACGCTCTTGTAACAGCATTCCTCGCCCAATACTACACCGAGACCGCACCACACGAAACCAGAGGACAGACAATGGACACTCCTATCATGACGATACCCACAGCTAACAGATACGCACTTGTTACAAGTCATCTTCTCAAAATGAAAGGCCAAGAATACGGCGCTAGTCTTGATAAACCACTTCACACCGTTACGGCCGGAGGAAACAACTTCGGAGAGGTCAGGGCGTTCCTGATGAAATATTACGGCAACGAAGAAAACGGTCAGAGATTAAATGAACCGCTGCATACCGTCACAACAAAAGACCGGTTCGGACTTGTCACCGTTCACGGCGTGGATTATCAGATCGTGGATATCGGAATGCGTATGCTTGAACCTCGTGAATTGTTTGCGGCACAAGGATTTCCATCGAACTACATCATTGACGTGGATGCGGATGGAAAACGGTATTCAAAGAGCGCCCAAGTTGCACGGTGTGGAAATGCGGTTCCTCCACCATTCGCACAAGCATTGGTAAATGCAAACCTTCCGGAATTGTGTGTTGGATCCGGTCGGAGACTGGCAATTGAACGATACCGTCAAGCAGAAGGTCAGCTGCAGTTCAGTATTTAACCCCAGTGGAGTAACATCCTCCACATATACCTTAATAACCCTTATACAACCTTATGCGGCCGCCGCTAATCGCTGAGCATATTCTGTCGGAACGATGGCGGCAAGCCGCAAAACCAAAGGAGGAAATACAATGCCAGTTCTAACATTTCCATGCCCTAAATGCAGCTCGGCAATGAGTTTTGAATATGCGGATTACGATTTTAAAGATTGGGTAGATGGTGACGATGACCACTTTGATAAACTCACATGTAATGAATGTGGAAAACAGTTAAAAACTGTTCCGTGGATTGCTGTATTCGATGAAGAGACAGAGGAAGCAGTTACGTTCGTATAAGGTATTCCATCCCTTTAGAGAGGAAGAAGAGAAGATATGAAACGTGGAATCAAATTCAGAGGTAAGCGAATAGATAACGGTGAGTGGATTTACGGCAACTTTGTATATATGCATGGTTCAACAGGCGGTTGGACAACAGGAATTCAAATGCGCAGCGGTGACGGATACCGAGCGTGGGCGAGCATAAACGTCGATCCCGAAACAGTAGGTCAATACACAGGGAAAAAGGACGAAGAAAAGAACGAAATATTTGACGGTGACCACCTTTATGCACCCGGCAACCTCGATCCTGACTTGCAATACGTAGGAACTGTTGAATGGGACGATAATGACCATCGTTGGGAAGTCTCAAGCTTTCATGGTCGCTTTGAATGGATACCTGATGGGTGCGTTGTTCGCGGTAGCAAGTGGGACAATCCCGATCTATTGGAGGGGTAGAGAATGAGCCACTTTACCATCATCAAAAAAGAAACTGGTGAAGAAGTCGGATGCACTAACGGACCATTGCCCCAAAAGGTGCTTGATACGTTGGGTGTTGAGCTAAAAGCAAGTGACGCAGAATATTGCTCGGATTGTAACGAGGATTTGGAGGGGTAGATATGAATAACCAAGTAAAGCTAATAGACGGCAATTGGTTGCTGGAATGCTTGAAGAAGGAAGCTGAGTTTTGCATCAAGGAAAAGTTTAACGAGAAGAACACCAGATTTTACTTGGGTCGTGAAACGGTTTTAACAGATATCATCAGACAGATCGAGTCAGGCAAGTATGAATATGTTTCCGACACCCCACCAGTACCCACCATTAAGCCGGGAGATAAGGTGAACTACAGTGATTTTCAGTTTCCAAATCTAAATGGTGCTATAGTTGACCACCTTAGAGTCGAGAGATTCGGAACATATGCGGCTCTTGCACATGATGGTAGAACCTACATCGTGCCATTAAATAAGGTGGAGGTAGTGGAATGAGTAGAGACTGGCAAAAGGATATGAAACTGTGTGAGCAAATAAACAGTCCTTGGTCGAGGGAACTGTTATTGGCAGAACAACCAGACATAACAATCTACTGGCTCCAACAATACGCAGCAGAGAAACAACGTGCAGACAACCTCCACACCGATCTACGAACCGTCAAAGAAGAACTAGCCCGTATGAACGCTCTATACTATGCAGACAGACAAAGGTTTATAGATCAGCGTAGAGAGCTGGCAGAGATTAAAGCTAAGGAACAGAAGTTAAGGGAAGCAATGGAAAGAGCAATCAAAGAGGGCAACGAAGTATATGACGGTTGGGATGCTGCTGAAAGTATGACCTCCGTTTTAGAAGAAGCCTTGTCATCCCTTTACCCAAAGGAGGAAGAAGCAAAATGAATGATGGTCTCGTAAAAATCCAATTAACCCCTGAACAACGTTTCCTGATGGAGTCTGAAAGCACTGAATATCTGATTCTAGTTGATGAAATTTCATTCTGGAAACACCAAAAGCAGATCACCTTCTCGGGCAAATGCCATTACGTTGATTATGAGGAATCGAAATTGACGGAAAGCAAAGATAAGCATCATGCAGTGTATGACTTGACGGAAAATACAGTCTATTCGGACGAGGGTTAAGGAGGAAGAAGCATGATCGAATGGATAAAGCGATTGTTCTGCAGACACGATTATCAACATTTCACAAAAACGAGCAAGTTTCAGAATTTGCGTGGTGATCGGATCTACATTGTCTGCACCAAATGCGGTCATGAGAAAGGATCATACTTCAGTGAACATTAAGGATATCAACCTACCAGGGGAGGAAACAACATGACACACTGTCTATCTGGAGAAATCGAAAAGTGTTATGGATGTAACGGGCGAGGATATACCGAATCTGAAAATCATCCGGATTGCCCTATATGTAGTGGGGTTGAATACGTAAAAGTTGAGGCTAGGGAGGTATAACAGTGACACCTAACAACGAATTGCAACTATGGGAAGATGAGCTCGCTCGAGCCACACAGGACCTATGGCATTGTGAACGGATGGACGATAGTGGCGGCAAGGCTTGGGCAGAGGAACGGATCAGATGGTCCAAGATGAAGATTAACAACCTACTGGACTTGAAACACACTAAAAAGGGAGCTTAAGGTGGTGCGCACATGTCACACCTGGACGAACCATATACACGAATAACTAATGAGATCCTTGAGGAAATAGCGCAGCGTCCCTTCAATGGAACTCAATACAGAATCATCATATGCATACTTCGTAACACTTATGGGTTTCAACGGAAAAGCCATGAACTATCACTTTCATTCATATCGGAAGCAATTGGTTCGACTCGAAACCAAGTGAAGAAAGAGCTGGATAAATTGATCAACATGAAGGTGATAAAAGTTTATTCAGAAGGCTCTTACACCACAAGCAGACATATAGGTTTCAACAAGTATTTTAGTGAGTGGCAATTGGAGGGGTGTACTGCAATTAGAGTACAGTCACCCAAAAAGAGTACAGTACCCCAAATGGAGGACGGGGTGGACTGCAATCGGAGTACAGGGGGTGTACTGCAATTGCAGTCCCAAGAAAGAAAGGTATTTAAAGAAAGTATTAAAGAAATATCTTCTTCTACAGACGTGAACGAACAAATGGTTATGGATGCTTTCACAAAAATATTCGGACCATTGATAATGCCTTCAGTTTTTAGAGATTACGTGAAGAAGCTTCGAGCATCCGGACAGAGTGATGAAATGATAGTCGAGTTGTTTTATGAAGCCGGAGAAAGTTCGACAAAGCCTAACTTGAGATTTTTAGAAGTCATAGGACAACGCTGGGTCGAAAACGGAATTACCAGCCGAGAACAAGCCAAAGCGCTGAAGAATGCACAACGACTACAACAGAACACAGTCCCATTTAACAAATATCGCAAACAGGACAAGCCTATTATCCCGATGGCCGTAGGAGAAACACACGGACCGGGACCATCAGACGAAGAGTATGAGGAAATGATACGAGCTGCCGAAGAAATGGCTGCTACTAAAAAGGAGCGTTAAAAATGAGTCTATACAACCGTAAGCACACGCCAGTACCAAGACCATTTGAACCGGGGAAGCTAATCGGAGCAACTGAAATAGAGCGATCAATGGAGTCTCTGGTCGAAAGGGTAGCATCACCGGAAGAGTTAGAAGAGATTCACCGCAAATACGGCAAACCAATTATTAAAACAGGGGATCGTAAAGGATCCCCGATGAGGAAACGGGGTGGAGTGGCATGAGTCAACGTATGCAATTCAGACTATTAGTACAAGGTCGTGAAGTAGATACCGGCACACTACGGCAGATGACAGGACAGATGAAGCAGTGGCGTAAGCAAGTGGCAGACGTGAGGATCGAGCCGGTGGCGTCATGATCCAGTTTGAGGTGAATGTACCACCAATGGGTGCGGTCAGAATGACACAGCGGAGCAAATGGAAGAGTCAGTCAGCTCAAAACTATCTGCGATACAAAAACATAGTCGGATATGCTGCTAAGAAACATTTCGAGGGACCGATCAATGGGCCGGTTGCTACTGAAATAGAGTTTTATTACCCGGTGCCCAAGAGGTTTAACAAAAAGGATAGGCAAGCTGCATTAAATGGTCAGATATTTCCAACAGTGAAGCCAGATATCGACAATGTGGTAAAAGGTATTTTTGACTCTCTCAACAAGATCGCCTGGGAGGATGACAACCGAGTTGTTGCACTTATAACCCGTAAATACTATTCGACTCAACCGAGGATCGTCATCAAAGTATGGGAGGTAGATGCTGCATGATAGCGTGCTGGATTAACCGTAACGATGGATATGGACTCCTGAACGATTCTAGGCGGCTTGTAGGGGAGATTGTACTCATACCTAATCAAATACATGGTCGGCAGACAAAACGTCTCTACGAGCCTACCAGATGGTTTAAAATGGATGGTCATAAATCGATAGGCAAACCGCCTGATAGAGATAAGAGAAAGGGGGCGTAACAAAATTGAAGTAATCCAGAGTAAAACCACAAAATATTGAGAAAATGAGAGAAAATACCCTATTAATCTACAAAATATGGTATAATAAAGCTAAATAACTAACTATTTCGGAAGAAGAGGTGTATGGGTAGTGGGAATCCATGAGATTGAGCAAAAGATTGAGCAAGTACGGGCTGAATTACATGCGGAGAATCAACGGGGGGCCTTGAAAGATAGTCATAAAGTAGCTGAGTTGGAGTCGAAGTTGGCTGATTTAACACAGCAACTAGATGTTGAAACACGTCTGGCAGAAAACGAGCAGGTACATGAGCAACGGGTCGAAGAAACAAACAGCCAGATCGCATACACCTTGGACAACCTTGAAGTGGACGGAGTAACGATGCGTGAGCTGTTTAGGAATGAAACCAGCGAAGGCGCAGAGTTTGCATATCAAGTTGTAAGTGCTGCTGTTAAAAAGCTGATGATGGATGGACAGGAGGCTTTGCTCAATGAGATCCGCAACAAAGAGGACCAACTGGCTGCAGCGAAAGCTGAGATTGAATCTAGTCAGAAACGTTATGACGATCTGTATGAGGTCAATGCACAACTGCGCCTGGAGTTGGCACAAGCTAAAGCTGAGACGGAGGAAGCTGAACGCAAACGTGATGCCGCTGCAAGCCAATTGGATGAGGCTAACAACGAAGTGAAGCGCCTTGAATCCCAGGTGGATGATCTGCGTAAAGAAATCGCTGTCGGTGCTGTGAATGCTCATCGTGTGATCGATATCGGATCTAACGACGCCCTCGAAAGTTGGAAAAAGCAACGTCAGGCGGAAGAGGATGCAAAACCAGCGATTTATGACGTGGAAGAAATGGACTTAAAGGGACGCATGCTCCGCGGAAAACTTGCCGCAACAGATGAAGAGATCACCTTTAATTATCTCGAAAGAGGAAAGTATAGGGAGGTATCTGCCGAAGAGGCGCCTTCGTTTCGAAGAGCAGCCGAAGAACAAAAACGTAATCATGAGGATCTGGCACAACGTCAAGACGTGGAAGAGACGGTAACACCCTTTCCGCAGGAAGCCGGTACAGCAATCGACGGACTGGATCAAGCAGACGTTAACGGAGAAATGGAAGATGAAGCAGCTGGAAGCGTTGAGGAACGTCTTGCGGCGATCGAGCAACGAGTAGCAGCGTTGGAATATAGAGCATTGAAGAATGGAGAGGCGGCTTAATGCCGCTTTTCCCTTACAGTGGGGTAATACATGGTAAAAGGGGATAAAGTACGGCATAAGAAGATTGGTGGCAAAGGGATCGTATCTCACTTATCTGGCGGATGGATATTTGTGCGTTGGGAAGGTAGTAGTATAGCGATACCTTACAAGGCGGAATGGCTGGAAGTAATCGAGGAGGAGGGAGAACATGGACAATCAAACGGTAATCAATCTGCTGACGGATTATAGGTCGTACAAATTCGCCGTCATGAATCTTGGTGGTATTCGCAAAGAAGTGTCGGGAGACGAAGGATACATCAACCGACGGATCTATGAGGAGCGCACACCTTTCAGACTCAGCAACTACGATAAAGATTACGATAGAGATCGGTACGGACGTATTATCACCACATTGGAGTCGGCGGTGGACTTCGTACTGAGTGATGACCAGCGTTCGATCATCCGCATGAAATATATGGAGCGTAATACGCTTAACCTCAGTGAAATTGCCGATCGGCTGCATAAAGACCGTAAGACGGTATCCACTCAGCATAAGAAGGCGATTAACAGCTTAGCAAAGGCGCTGGTCCCCTTCAAACGGGATTACATGGAGATTACGAACATCGATCATATGTTTGATGCAGGATGGGAGTATAAGGAACCAGCATAATAAATAAGGGGCGCTGCTGTTTTTAAGCTAAGGCGCTCCTTATTTTACTGGTATAATGTTAAATGGTGGTAGAGGGCGAATAATTTGGGGGTAGCTATGAGTATAAAACTAAAGGGATTTGATGATTTCGAAAAGAAGATGAAACAGTTACAAAGAAATGCAGAGAGACTGAACGGAACGCATGAAGTGTCATATGATGACTTATTTACTCCTTCTTTCATGAACAGATACACGGACTTTTCTTCATTCGGTGAATTACTAGAAGGTGGAGGGTTTGTTGTGAACAGTGTAAAAGATTTTGAGGATATTCCGGATGATGTATTCGATCAACACATTTCTAAGACCACACAGTTTGAGTCCTGGAAGGATATGCATACGCAAGCAGTCAATGAATATGTCGGCAGACAACTAGGACTATAAAAAAATATCGCCCTCTGCTCCCCATTTCTTCCCCATAATTGCCCACAATTTCCCCATTGTCGGTGTTAAAATAATATCATAGGAAACTGACGATGATCACCGGTAGCTGAATGCGCAGTCGCTGGTCACGCTGTTTCTTAAGAGTCTACCAGCTCTCCACGCCATTTTGAATCAGCCGGGCCCCGCGGCATAACGGGGCACAAACCCATAGAAAAGTGACGGATACACGAAGGAGGTGAAAGCTTCCCATTACGTGATTAGCAACCGTCACTTTTTTTGTTGGAAAAATATTTCTTAATTCCCTATTGACGTACATGCGACATGGTGATATATTGGTATCGACAAGTCGTACATACGACACCAACAAGCCGGACAGATCGGATGAGGTGAAAGGGGAAATTAAAATGGAAATCAAGGTAATGAAGAGCCTTAGTGAAACGATTGGCATAGTAAGGCATTCTGAAGAACACGGAAATGTTAAGATTGTAGGCTTCAAAGAAAACAAATCATGGGGCGGAAGAGTTGTCATTTACCTTGATAAAATCCATGTGGATAATGCAATTGGAAGCTTTGAACAGCCTGGAACTCTTACAGGAGGGGCCATTATTGTTGAAAAAACTGATGAGCCAGTCACTGTATTTGAAAAAAAGTAACTCCGCTGGACTGTGTTACCACTGTTAAAGGATATGCATCAAAGACAGGTATCGGAATCCGCACGGTACAGCGTATGTGTGAAGATGGAAGATTAAAAGCAAAGAATGAACACGGCGTTTGGTTAATCGAATATGATCCAGAGGAGTAGCAGAGATGCTGCTCTTTTTTGTTTTTGGCCGAAGGACTTCGACGCGACCGAATCACCCAACGAAGTGAGGGCCGGATAATTATTTAAGGAGTTGATCAAATTGACAGTTAATCCAGATGAAATAAAACCTAAAGAAATGTCAGATAAAGAATGGCTTACTATGCTTGCGGATGGACTTGATAACGCAGAAAGAACAAGGATCGGTTACGGGAGTAGTATCATAGACGGTGTTGAGCATGAAACTGAAGGTGACACCATTGTCCAAATGACCGATGAATTAGCAAGGGATATTTCATTCAGGATAAGAAAGATAGCTGAAAAGTTGGATTAGAAAGGAGTGAACACTATGGCTAGACCTAGCAAATATGAAAGTCACGTTAAACCTAAGCTCAACCTCGTTGAATCGTGGGCTAGGGATGGCTTGATAGACGAACAGATCGCTCATAATCTCGGGATAGGCGTTGCTACGTTGTATGAATACAAAAACAAATATCCAGAGTTTACGGAGGCTTTAAAAAACGGCAAGGACGATATTGACGTACAGGTTGAGAATGCGCTTCTAAAACGAGCACTCGGATATACCTATATAGAGGTTACACGAGAACTTACGGATGACGGGATGAAGGAGACTAAGCGCGTGACCAAGGAAGTGCAGCCGGACACTACCGCGCAGATATTCTGGCTCAAGAACAGACGGCCGCAGGCATGGAGAGATAAGCAGGATCTGGATGTGTCGGGTGATCTCAGCTTTAAAGTATCTCTGCCGAAAGGGTTTGGTGACGATGGCGACGATTAACATCGATTTAACCGAGTTGCCGAACCTGACGAATGACAAGTTCTATCCACTCTACACCAACAAAGATAGATATCTTGTCCTCATGGGCGGCGGCGGTTCGGGTAAGTCGGTGTTTACAGCACAGAAAATCATCGTCCGTATGCTGACTGAACAAAAGCATCGTTTCCTCGTACTCCGGAAGGTTGCCAAGACATTGCGCGAATCGGTGTTTACGGAGATTAAGAACGTCATTAACCGTTGGGGTTTGCAGAAGCTGTTCAAGATTCCTAAGGGAACAAGCTCAGAACTGCACATCAGCTGCATTAATGGGAATGAAATCCTGTTCGCTGGATTGGATGACGTTGAAAAGCTGAAATCAATTTCCGGTGTCACCAGCGTATGGATGGAGGAAGCGAGCGAATGCACGCCTGAGGACTTCCGGCAGCTTGATATTCGTCTCCGGGGACGCACGATGAACTATAAGCAAATGATGATCACCTTTAACCCGATTGATATTAACCATTGGCTGAAGAAAGAGTTTTTCGACCATAAGAAACCGAACGCCACAACGATTCACTCAACGTATCAGAATAATAAGTTTCTGGACAAAGAAGCCATTGCGGTACTGGAAGCATTTAAAGAGACGGACCCATACTTTTATCAGGTGTATGCGCTTGGTGAATGGGGTGTGCTCGGTAAAACCATATTTAACGCTCAGAAAGTATCTGAACGTATCTCATACCTTCGCAACCACGATCCTGTGGTACAGCGAGGGTATTTTGTTTATCGGAAAGATACAGCAGATAAGATCATCGACTCAACGATCCAATGGATTGATGCGGAAGATGGATATATCAAGGTGTTCCGCAAGCCGTTGTCTCATATACCGTATGTAATTGGCGGTGACACGGCAGGAGATGGATCAGATAACTTTATTGGTCAGGTGATTAACAACGTCACAGGCGAGCAAGTAGCCGTCTATAAGAATCAGTTTGACGAGGATTTATATGCGGAACAGATGTATTGCCTTGGAAAGCATTACAACAACGCATTACAGAGCATTGAAACCAACTTTAGCAGCCATCCGGTGAAGGTTCTCACACGTCTTGGGTACACGAATCAGTACATTCGGGAGAGAGAGGACACCTTTACCGGTTCGATAACAAAGGCTTATGGATTCCGGACGGACAAACTCACACGGCCTAGCGCCATTGCGGAGCTGGTGAAGATTGTTCGTGAATCGGTAAACCTGATTAATGACATGGACACACTGAATGAGATGCTGACGTTTGTACGTAACGAGAAAGGCAAGCCGGAAGCAAAGGAGGGGGCGCACGATGACTTGGTTATGGCGCTGGCTATTGCGTATTACAGCCGAGGACAGCAAGATGATCGGGCATTTGCGGCGGCTGTGGCGGAGAAAGAAACGCCGTTCCCATTCCGGACAGAAGAACAATCGACAGGGGTGTACATGCAATGGTAGATGAAGCCACGAAGCTGGGCGAGCTGCTGAAACTTCCTAATCTTGAAGACGACACCATTAAGCTGATCAACCAGAAGTTGCGGGAACTCATAGGCGAAGTAAAGCCCATGCCGCCTGAGGTGAAAGAGCAGATGATAAGTGTCGTGGATGAATGGCTCAACGGCACCAAGAAAGAAGGTGGATAAGCATGCAGGAAACAACAACCGCCGATAAA